AGAATCAATATTCTCAACAATTAAAGGTTCATCAATATCATCAAAGAAAAAGTTATATATAAACTTTTGTCTTACATTCGGATTGTTGAATATCTTTTCAATCTTTACCAGCTCTACCTTAGTAATCTTTTTTGTTATTGTCTTTCCCATATATATAAATATCTCAAAAAATAAAAAAATCTAAATCTTTTTCTTCCTAACTTTAATTAGTACCAGAATATATGCTACCAGAATTATATAAGCCATTACCAGAATTCATTTACCGTAGGTTCTTTACTTACGAGTTGATAAGTGAGTGCTTATCCCATAGTTCTCACTACAAGATAACACACTCATAGTCATTCTTACTTGACTGAGAGGTTATAGCATCAAGGTAAGCTATAACTTGGAAGCAACTTAAGATAGTGTCCTTCTACCTCTCCACTATACACCTTCTTCCTTTGTGCTGGTGCTGACTTGTAGTGTGGAGTATCCCCTTGTAAGTCTAAACAAATATGACGCAAGTGTTATGTATCCGCCCATCATATTCATCTATAAATATAAGATTTTATATCAAAAGTCAAATGGAAAAAAAAACCCCTGAGAATATTTTTCTCAAGGGTAGAATATGGGAGCGAGAATTAGAGTATTATATTGGAAAGTCTTTTCTTATTTCTTCTAAAGACCAAGCATTTATTTTACCTTTTCTTATTTCCTTAGGCTTAAGTCCATGTCTCTCACAAAACTGTCTATGGATGTCTTCGTCTATATTATAGTTCAATTCCTTGAAAAATCTATACATTTCAGAGTAGTCCTGTTTTCTCACACCAGACATCTTGAAAAAGTCCTCCCACTTTGTGTTCCACTTATTTCTTCTTGGTGAGGTATCAGATACTTTCTTACTCTTGATGTTATTGTTCTTGCATATCTTACATCTTGGCTCAAAGCCAGTCTTCAATAAAGCATTCCTATAAAAGTTTTTTATGGACTTCAGTTTTCCACAGGCCGTACAGACTTTTTCTGTAATTATATTATCAGTAGTATCCAAGTATCAAAATTAAAAGTTAATTGAAATTAGAAAGAAGGTACCCCCTTATTTCCAATTTTTACCTATAGTCATCACATACCTATTTTGGTATTCAGCGTAGCAGAAGTGAGCTCTCCCCACTCTGTCCTTTTTTCTTTCTCTTACCATAGCATCAGCCATGCATCTACCCATGAACTCAGACATCTTTTCTTTAGCGAGGGGAGGAAACTCGAACTTTGTTCTTCCAAAGCCAGTATTAACAACACCACCCTGTTGAGCTTCTTCTTGTTCTTTAATACTTGCTATCTCTGTTTCAAGGTCATCGTTCATCTTAGCCTTACAAGCCCACTTGATATACTCTTCTGTATATCCAGCTGACTTATGTCTTTCTTCACAGTCTTGAGTAGGTAAAGTTCTGAACTCTTCAGATTCAGACATATTTTTACTTTCTCTCCATGTTGAATAACAAATAGCTGCGGCTTGTTCTTGGTCGTATTCATTTGTGATTACAGACATACATCTTGAGATATAGTCTTGTTCTTTCTCTGCTGATTTTACTGATGGTATTGGCATCTTTATAGGTTTGATTTTAGTCTTTTATTTTCCGTGTGTAGTTCATCTACCTTTTTCTCAAGGTCTTGTATTTTCAAGTTTAATTGATGTATCTCAGTCTTGAGGTCATCTATCAAGTTTTTGTAAATCCCAACAGCAATTTCAAGGTTTCTTAAGACCTGATTATCCGTATCAGCTTGTTGTCTCTTACGACCAACAAACCATCCAGCAATAGCTGTTATTGAGTTAGATATTAAAAGTAGTAAAGTATCGTTCATGTTATCTTAGTTAGCTCCATCACAACAGTCATACTCACGACCATAATACGCTGGTAGATTACCATACCAAGATACTTTTCTTGGAGGGTATCTGAGACCTGGCTCAATATGGATACCTGAGAAATATGTTTGTTTAGAGTTTGGCATTCCGTCTTGGGAGTTATAAGACCAGTACCAGGGGTAATCGTTTGGAAAAGACCTAATTCTATCTTGAAGTCTTTGAGAATAAAATTCATATCTATTCTGTTCGATATCTCTAAAATAAGCCATCTCCTTGATACCTACCGTCTTTGAGTGTTCTGTTTCGTGAGCCACAATGCCCGCATTCATTTTCCTTGCGTAAATCTCAGGCATTGCCTCGAAATATGCCCTGTGAAGAAGATAAGGAGCAATATAGTCTTCAAGCATTATTCTATCTGCTTGAGACATAGTACCACCTGATACTTGAACTTGTAAGACAAGGTTCTGATAATAGTCATAGCCCTTCGTTCCGATGAGCGTTTGCAACCCAAGTTCCTGAGCCATAAAAATACAATTCGTCAGAAGAGCCATATCAACGTTTTGGTGAATGGTCGTCCAATTTTTTAACTTTGTCTCTGATATTAGTAAAACCTGCTTGCTCATATTATATACCTTCTATTTGTCCTTCAGCTTCTTGTAGAACATCAGGAAGTATCTGATTTTGTTCTACATCTAATTTGATAGCTTGTTTAGTTCTTAAAAATAAGACCTTCTCGAAGTCTTTAAGGAGTTCAGCTTGAATAGGCTTAATAACAATTTCGAGGAACAAATTGTACGCATCAATAAGTTCCGCTCTTCCACCAAGTTGTCCCGCCTGCTTAATCCCAAGTATCATGGGGGAGGTTATCCTATGGGCTGTTAAGATTGTACCCTCCACTTGTGGTGCCATCTGTGAATACCATCCATCAGAAGCATTATTTGGTATCGGGGTAATAACAGGTGCAGTTTCTGGATTTTCTGAAAAAAACAAAAACCACTTTCCAGCGTTATTGGAAGAGCTATACTTAGCATCGAGTTGTCTATAGATGATATCTCGTTCTTCTTCTGAAGGAACGCCATTTGTGAAACTCACAGCTACGGATGGCATCATAGACGACTGTAAATTATTTAGATGGAAATTCTTCACCTCGATATCCAATTGGATGGTTGTAAGTCCCCCTAAGTAGTCAGGTGGCGGATAATACGACATACCTGGTGAGTAAGACTTAAAGTACATCAGCTGGCTCGGAGGACTATCAGGTAGTAAGTTAAAAGCTGGTATTTCGATAGCTTTATACTTGTTTTGATTAAGTGTTGTGCTTCTCCAATCAACAGAGTAATAGTAGTGTCCCACATTTCCAAAGTCATCTTCTTTACCTGCTCTTAGTCTTGAAAAGTCTGTATGATAAAACTCAGAAACATCCCCGTCATTTCCTTTTACAATATTAAAGGCATGACCTCCAAAGATACATCTATCTACAACTGACTTCTCCCATAGTTCATATACGGTCTCACTTCTGTTAGCCATAGCTAATACATTAGGGTCTCCCTCTATTACTTTAAGGTTCTTACCCTTAACACCGTAGATGATAGCGTTAAGACAAGCTCTATTTAGAGCTGAATATTGATATAAAGCTAATAGGTGATTTGGAAAGAGATTATCTTCTCCATAATAAACCCACGGCTTATTTTTTATAACCTCTTGATACTGAGGTACATAGGCTGCATTAAAGTCCTGTAAGTGAAAAGCGTATTTGTTATCTGAACTCATTACTAATAAATATCTGTTTTTTTGTTTTTATACATACTTTATGGGCAGTTAGTATATCCACCAGGTTGAGGGTATCCACCAACTATATGCCATACCGCTGTATTACCATTTATTACACAACCATAATACCCATCAGCGACGGGTGTTGTTAAACCAACATCACTAAAGACTTGTTGTCCTGTTGTTAAGCAAGGCCAACAATTAAAAGGTAAGCAAGAAGCGCAATTACCTAAGTTTTGAGCATATACAAAAGTATTTGGTGTTCCATTACAAGCTTGATTTACATTATTACCTTGATGAACTAAGAATTGTAAAATATTCGATGGTGGAGTTGAACTCGGGGTCGGGGTCATCGTTAAGGTTGGAGTTATCGTCGGGGTCATCGATGGTGTCTGCGTCATAGTCGGGGTCATCGTAGGTGTGATAACAGGTGGAATCGGCAAGTCAAAAGTATAACAACTTACAGGTTGAAATATATCTCCGAGGCCTGAATAGTTTAAGTCTCCATCAATATTAGAAACATACTTTATTGGAATAACACCATTAGATATAATGGTAGATGTCTGTGCTGTGAAGTCTAATACCCACTGCAGTCCTGCGGTATTAACAGCTATCGGAGTATTTCCACTAAAATAAAGTTGTTGTCCTGAAATTGTATCTCCTGTTATACTTGATAACTCCACAGGAGAGGTAGAACCTGAATAAAGTTTGTAGTAAGTTATATCCGTAGATACATTTACCGTAGCCAATATGGTTTGAGTATTAGCTGTATTATATAGAACAGAATAAGTCCTTGAGTTATCATAGACATCAAGCCATTGAGTTAATCCCGATGTTGTGAGGTCATATAGATAAAGTGTCGAACCTGTCTGACTTATGTAAGAAGCATTGGCTCCGACGATGATGGTATTATCGTCATAAATAGCCATAGAGTAGGTAGCATTAGGCGTAGCTGAGAACTGAGGAGAATCCCATATCGTCCAAGTTCTACTGAGAGTTGTGTTGAAACATCCACCTGATGTTATAGTATAATCAAACTCATAGTATTTGGAACAACCATCTACCATATACATCTTACCCGTGTTATCATTTATCGCCAAAGCACCTGGCAGACAAGAATCAAAGTTGTAAATGAAACCGAGTTGTCCCCCGTTATTAAAATAGAGGTTTGGTGGATAGTCAGTAGATACAAAGGTCGGACAGCTTCCAGTCATAGCTGAAAAACACTCAGGAGTGGTATCCCCTGAAATACAAAATTCTTCCTGTTCGGACATGTAGATAACATTCTCAAAAATTTCATTCGAAGAAATATATGGCTCATAGAAGCATTCTTGTTGTTGGTCTTCACCAACAATAACAACAGCTCTACCAGCTTCAAGTTTGTTATAGGCTAAAGCAGGGTCAGTATTTGTGGAACTTACCTGCTCATAAATAGAATAGTAGTACTGTCCGATGTACTTGAAATTGACTTGTGGTGGTGTCTGCGATAAGTTAGTGTTAAACCCCTCTATGAAGCGGAACTTGTCGTACCTTACATTCGATGTTATCACCTGAGGTATGAAACTAACCCTTTCTTTTGATGCTATGTGTTGGAAGGAGAATAGATAATAAGGGTTAGCAAGTGTCTTATTCATCGACACCGTCGCTATTGGATTGTTAGTCTGATTTTTCCTTATTATCAACATTCTCGCTTATTATATAATGTGCGTCTAATTTATCGTCTATTAAAACAAAAAGTATTTCCATTTTACGCTCCTACGGTGTGTAAAATGAAACCAGGCATATTACCTGTTATGGTTGTGGAAGTTGATTGTGTTGTATTCAAAGTTGATGAAAAAGGGTTGTCGAAGGTTGTTGTTCCTGTAAAAGCCTTAAAGTTAGCAGCACTATTGTTATATCTGAATGGGGTTGATGTATATATGTTTGTGGTCAAAGATTGAATTGAACCATATATCGTATTTATACCTACTAACCCCGATAGGTTTCCAACACCACCTCTCCAAGTAGGCTGAACACCACCATTACTAATCTTATACACTAACCAATAAACCCCCGCACCATAACCACTCATAGATATATTTGATGGAAAAACATAAGTTTTTTGTCCCGTAGTTGTTGTATCTGCTGTTATACCAGAAATGATTGGTGTGTGTGGATATAAACCAAAAGGGTTTATCATCTGTGTTGTGTATAATGCTAATTCGATAGTATCACTTGTTGATGTTGCTGTTGTGGTGAATAATGTTAGAGCAGAATAAGAATAATTACCATTATCATAGAAAGGGGATGCGAGAATTATATTCTGCATACCCGCACCAAATTGTCCTATGTTTGTTGCTGTAAAGCCAGGCCCATAATATTGTCCTTTCAGAGAAACTAATGACGGAATGTTATGACTTTCCAACTGACCTTCGGCTATCATTAAACCTGTATTGTTTCCAAGACCATCCTGAACGGCTTGTAAGTTTTGAGTTATACCTGTTGAACTATCTGCTAATTTTAGTAGTCCCTGATAACTATTTTTGATTTGATTACCTGTAAGAGCACTCATATTTCTTTAATTATAATTTTTTGTTTAGGCTGTTTCCCAATTTACATTCACATCTTCCCAATTCACATTATAAGTGTTCCATAATAGTGGAACAGGAGTTGCGCTTGGTGTTGGGGTTATACTCGGAGTATTGCTTGGAGTAATAACAGGAACATTTGAACTTTCATTTATACCATCCATCTGTTGCTCTCTTGGAACAAGGTCTCTTCTGATATATCTCGATTTTTTTGTATCCCATGCATCCAAAGGGTTCGTATTCATAGGGACTATTCTTTCCCCTTGAAACTTAGCTGGTGAAAAATACTTCTGTATTTTACCAGGAACACCCCATACTCTATTGTTCTGACCTTTCTTCATAAATATTTTGGCTAAAGAAGGGGAGCTATGCCCCCCTTCCTATAATTTAACACGCGCAAGTGTCTAAAGTAAGACCGACAAGTGTTGCACTAAGTGAATTAGCCAACTCTCTTGCAGGGTCTTTTTCAAGACCTTGTAGCGTTATCGAATAACCGTTTCTGTCTCCAAAGGTTGTACCACTTTCTCCAGTACCAGCCGATAGGAACATTCCGAAATCCTCTCCTAAGTAGAAGATACTTCCATCGTTTGTTTCAACAAAGACTTTCAAGTCCGTATTCTGAGCAAGTAATCTAATTTGATTTCTCTTAGCTTGTGATAGCTTAAAGAAGACCAAAGTTAAGTCCTGCTGATAGAAAACCGTTCCATTCTCCAATGAAGGAGTGATAGTCTCGATGAAATTAGATGTGTTTTTCTCTACTTGAAATGTATATACTGTGCCTCCTGTTGCTCCGACTGTTAAGATTTCACCGTCGCCGTTAACTGTTGTACCAGTTACGCATCCAGCAACGATATACGCTGCCTTGATTCCACCAACGTTATCTCTACAACTTTTACAAATTGAGGAAGACACCAAACATGAAGAAAAACTCATAATTTTATGTTTTTATTTGACTTTGTAGTTTATTATGCTAATCCATTTTGAATAACGAACTGAGGCCATGCTATCTGCACGCCAACCTTAAAGTTGCTTCTCAGCCTAACTTCGTCGAAATCAACGGAATAAAACATTTTTAGAGTTTCAGAATCCGATAACAAATCAACTCCTAAAACCATATAACCCGCAGGAGCGAGAACAAGTTTATTTGAGCCATTCAATCCGCCAACTGGATGAACCAAAATGTTGGTTGCTGGGTGGAAAGTCTTGAAATCTTCGTATGAAGTCTCTGGTGAGTAATGGTAATAATTGGAAGTTCTATAATTGATGAGGTACTTACGGTAGTTCGCATGAGACATGAAAACAACCCAGTCAGTTCTATTTACCACATCATCAGGGATAGCTTCAACAAGTAAGTCAACCTGAGCTAAGCCGTTAGATGAAGTGATTGCTGATGTACCTGATACAGTAATTACACTACCAGTCAAGTTATCTACAAGCTCAATAAAGCCTGAGAAACATGTTGTAGCAGATGATGCATTCCAGATTTCATTTTCAATCCATTGAGAAATCTGTTGCGTTTTTAAGATAGAAATCTGCTCTTCGAACGGAACGGTTTCCGGGGTGGAACCAGGAGTTAATAGTTGACCCAACCAGTAATCGTTCAAGTCAGCAGGACATAACGCCTCATTAACCTTATACTGGCAGACAGTGATGTCTCTTTGAGTATAAGTTGTTTGTCCTGAACTTTGCCAGCCACACGAACCAGGTTGTACTTCAAGCGTACTATCTAATAGATTGATTGCTTGAGACCCCTTGATTCCTGGCTGAACCTTAATAATCTTTGCCGTTTCTCCTTCAAGGATTGCGCGTCTAATCAACTCGCCGCCAACTTCATCTGTGTACGTTGCCAACGATGAGAGGTTAAAGCCGAAGTCGTATTTTTTTGGTGTTGCCATAGTTTTTAATTTTACTTTGGTATTTTATTGTTTTTATTTTTTGTGAGTTTTTAGTCTCAACTGTCTCAACTGCTCAAACATTTCCATCTTGGAAGCATTCAAGTCAGCTCCGACATTTTTAGGTTGATTGATAGGTTCTCCAGCAGGTTCCTTAGAAAACTTAGCCACTTTTGACTTCATATCTTCTTGGTCTTTTACCATACCTTCGAGTTTAGCCATGATGGCATCAATCTTACCCATCATAGTTTTCTTAAAATCTTCATCGATTATATCATTACCTTCTGAAAGGTCAGGTATCATACCCATCATGCTTTCTTCAGCCTCAGCTTCAGCAGCAGGTAATTCAACATTCTCTCTTTCAGTAATTTTACCATCTTTAGTGATAACTTTGATTAAAACCTCTTTTCCTTCACTATCTTTGAGAGTGATTTCGTGTTCTCCATCTGGGGCCTTAGCCTCTTTTCCGTCAGATGATACTACGAATACATCTTCACCAACATCGAAAGTAGGAGATTTAACCACAGTACCATCTTTAAGCATAGCTTCGACGAACTTTTGGTCTTTCTTTTCCATATCGTATTTGATTTCATGGACTTTACCGTCCTTAATTTTTATTTTGGTCGTATCTTCAAGTTTGAATTCCCCTTCGGGTGCTGGTAGTTGTCCGTCGTCTGTTATGATAAAAACAGGCTCGCCGACTGTGAGACCTTTTTCGATGATAAGCTCACCTTTGTTGTCTTCCAGCTTATAGCTTTTGAACTTGTATAGACCAAGTAGTTTAGTTATTTTATTGAAAGCGTCTTGGTAATTCATTTTATTTCACTTAGAATATTTTTTATTTCTTGTATCAGCTCTGTATCTCTTCTGAACTTAGCTTTCTCCAAGAAGTAGCCTTGAACTGAAAACCCTTTGAGTGTCCCATTTTTTACTCTGTTCCACACATCATCGTTATTCACCTTCATGATTACCATCCAAGTTCCCTTAGGGTAGTTCATATTAAATACTTGCTGTTTGTCTTTTTGAGGGTCTTCGACTATCCAACTTTCTACAACATCCACATCTTTGAGATATTTCCTTGCGTGTTCTACATTCGTAGCGTCAAGGAGCTTATCTTTCATAAACTTTTGTTGTAGCTTAAGAATAGTATCAGAAGTAAAATATACATAGTATATCTCACCCGTGATTTCATTTCTACGGATAATCATCTTATCAGGTATCATAGCTGCTCCAACAACAAGTCTTTGTTCTGAGTTGAATACAGAAAAGGACATCTCTCCTCTTATAGACTTCAATTTTTCAGAAGCCCACTCTATACCTGTTGTTCCACCCCATCCAAGCCAAGATATATATCCAGAATCTTTCCAAGGCGTTTCTTTTAATTCGGCTTTCACTTCAGCATTTTTTCTATGTCTTTGGAAAGCACTCATGCGAGCAATAGTTTCTTCAGATATCTTTTCACCCTTACAAAGTTGGTTAGCTCTTATCCAACCAACTTGCGTCATACCCTTTACTTCATCACCATGCTCTTCTTTCCATCTGATAGCTTTACAAGCATTATTTCTGGCAGATTCTGGATAGTCATCGAACGACTTGAACTCTTCTTTCATCATTTCGATAGCCATCTTTTCAGGGACACAATTAGGAACTTCACGACCGTCTAAAGTCTTTGTACCTATCGCTTCATATCCAGGCCAACATGCATCTTCTAAGTCTTGAAACTCAACATAAGACTTTATCTTCTCAAGGTGAGCATCCATAAAAGAAGTATCATGGGTCATACCCACTTCTTCATCTATTTCTTCTATCAAGTCCTTGAAGTCTGCAACAAGTACCTCTGCCTGAATTAAGTCCTCAGGAGAGGAGCTACCTTTTTCAATAACCTCTTTTTCTATTCTAAAGATGTTATCTGCTATCTGTGCTGCACTTCTTACCATCCCTTCAGTATCGTCATCCATATTCATGGTGATTAAATGTTGGAAAAGTTCAATAGCTACAGGACAGATATCAAAGTTTTTTGTGATATAACCTAATACATTAACAGAACTCTCGTCAGCTGCTAATACAGGGTGTCTTTCTACCTCATCTGTTATTTGTTCCACATAAGGAGAAAGTCCCAATACATTTATATCCATCTTCTCTCTCGAGAAGCCTGTTCTTGGTGGGGTATTACCCGCATTTATTGTAGCTTGTGTTCTTGTATCTGGCCCTGGCATACCGTCATCGTCTAAGAGATTGGATGTACTATCAGCATCGTTTCTTATCTTACCTCTATTTCTATAGATAAGCTGTACCCACTTATGCTTGCAGTTATATGAACCTCTATATTGAAATATAGAATATCCGCTGGGGCCTATTGGATTAACACTTCTATTAGACATCTTGTCGATGTCCTCTATTCTGAATACCTTATTGGCTTGCATCATCTCACGACAAAACTCTCTCGAGTTAGCAGATATCCCACCCACATACTTGTATCTGAATCTTACAGATGGTGTGTCTTGAGCTGAGGGTGCATTTGGATTAGCCAAGATAGCGAACTCTTGATGACCTAACTCTCTTACTTCGTCAATATACCATCCCTCTTCTTCCAAAAGACCTTGAGGTTCACCATAAGCATTAAACATCTGAATAACAGCAGGTATTTCCTCGTCTGCTAAGACATACTTTTTTACCTCATTTTCTTCGTTGAAATACTCGAATGTTGCTTCGTGAGCGGGGTGCTCAACAAGGGCTATACCATCAAGACCTGCTTTGTCGTCTTCGTCTTCTATGATAAGCTCAATAATTTTTGGAACCATCTTACTAATAAATACTTAATTTTATGAAAATGTAAAACTTAAAGTGTAGAACGCATCTTTTGTACTCTATCGAATTGTTGTGTAGAGGTCATATCCGATGCTACAACATAAGTTTTGATAGGTTGAGACTGCTGTCCTGTGGTGAGAGCTTCTATTAAAGCACCATTTTGGTCTCTCATCGCTAAGTCTTGTGAAGATACCACTCCACCAAACTCAAAGCCTTTACCTCCACCAGCTTGGTTAATAGCTGATAACATAGGACGGAACATAGATGTTGAGCGAGCATTTATCACACTCTCCCCATTTGATAACATAGCAGGGATGCTATCTGATGTAGAAGTACCCGAGCCAAATACCATACCACCTGAAGCTAATTTTTCACTATATTCACCACCATCAGATTTTTCTTGTTTCTTAAATAAAGCTCTTGCTTGCCCAAAGGCTGTACCGATAAGAGCAAGTGTTGAAGCTACTGCTACTATGTTTGTTGGAAAGCCTTTTTTCAAGTCTTTACCAAGACCTGCGATAGCCTCTGATAAAGCAAGTGCTGTATTAGCGAGTGAGGCGGCTTGTGAGACCTTTATCAGTATTTTTCCTGCTTTTGTCTCTTCACCAAAACCTTGTGCTGCAGCCATAGCTCCTTTAGCGACGGCATCCAAAGCTGTAGCTAATGCTTTTTTCTGTTCCGTAAGTCTTGTATCTAAAGCTAAAACCCCTTCCTGATATTTTTGGAGGTCTATTGTACCTTTCTTGAAGCCTTCCTCTAATTGAATACGAGCATCACCTATTTGTCTATAGACCGAGAAGAAAGATGAAGTAGCTCCTGATATTGCTGTATCTACACCCTCTAAGATATTTTTTACAAAGTCTGACCCTATAGCTGCTTTGGAAGCTTCCTTCGTTTTGTCTCCTACAAGCTTAGCATATCTTGCATACTTAACAAGAGCTTCCATCAAGGTGAGGTCTCCTGCTTTTACAGCTTCCATCAGTCCTTTTTTGTACTCTTCAAGTTTTTTCTTTTCCCCGTCCTTTATGATATTAAGCTGTTTCTCAAGTCCATCTTTAAGTCCATCTTCTTCTTCCTTCCTATATACCTCATCCAAGTTTTTCAGTCTCTCATTTCTTGCCTTAACAAGCTCTTCTTTCTTCTTATCATTTTCCGCTGTTTTGGTAAGATATGTTGCTTCAGCGTTATTTTTAGCTATTAGAGCTTGTTTGTATTCTTCTGAATCTTGACCGTAAAGAGCTTTCTTATTCTCAACATCTTTGGTAAGTCTCTGAAGGTCTCTTTGATAGTTGATGTCTAATTGTGTTTGTTGGTTTTCCAATAGGACAAGCTGGTCTGTTATTGTAGCTTTTCTTGCATTAGCAACAGCTTCTTCAGATGTCCTTAGGTCTTCGTTTAACTTTCTGAGCTTATCATCACCATCCATAAGTGTTTGGATACCACCCCTAATAGCTTTCTCTTGGTCTATTCTCCTCTGCTCAAGCTGAGCCTTGGATAACTTTCTATCTTTGTCCTCGAGTTCATTTTTTCTTTTGTAATAGTCTCTTAGTTGTTGTTCTATTCTCTTGTAGTAAGCAGCATCTTTTACCTCATTATTCTCTCTAAAGCTTGTGAGTAGTTTTATCTCAGCATCCAAGTTAGCTATCTGTTCCTGTCTTCTTTCCTTAGCTCTCTGTGTTGCTTCAGCTGCGGCAGCTTTAGCAGCTGCGGCTTCAGCTTGTTTGAGTGAATCAAGTTGAGCCTGTGTTTTCTTTCCTATTTTAGCTTCGTCAGCAGATATTTGTTCTATCTCCCCGAGACCACCATAGAGAGCATTTAATTTTTCTCTATTAAGTCCCTTAAGCTGACTTACACTATTGGCAAAGTTTTCTACCTCAGTAGCATTAGCTGTCTTCAAAGCTTCTATCTTATCTCTTGAAAGACCTAACTCAGTAGCTAACTCTATTGCTTGTGCTCTCGCTTTAGCTAAAGCTCTCTCTCTACCTTGTTTGGCTATGTCCCTCTCAAGCTTTTCAGCGTCCATGACCGCTTGTCTTCTTTCTGCGAATGACTTGGTATCATCTGCTGCTAACTCCCTTGCTTCAGCAAGTGCTCTGTTTGACTTTTGTTGAGCAAGTTCATAAGCAGCTTGACTATCTTCAAGTTGGTCGTAGGTATCAGCGACATAAGCAAGAGCATCCCCACTATCTTCTGCCCCACCCATAAGACTACCAAAAAAATTGGCTACCTTAGCAGCACCGATAGCTATACCCTCAAGTATCGCAGCTATTGGAGGTAAGACCACATTAGCTAACTTACCCATAACACCTGAGAAGATAGCTGTTATCTTATTCAGGGGGTCAAGTACGCCTTCCATTTCAGAAAGCTTAGCTATGACTTTAGCAGCAATAGCAACAAGAAGACCAATAGGAGATGCCTTCAATATCATATTGAAGTTTCCAAAAAACTTACCAGCACCTTGTACTGACTGACCTACTTGCCCAAAGATACCTGGTAGTCCTGATAGTTGGTCTAAAAAACCTTGATTTTTGGACTTAGCAGCATCGAATGCCCCTTCTGTTCTCTTTATCTCTTTTGATAGGTCTGCGAACTGCTGTGAGTTGAGGGGAGCTGAGTTTAGTTGTTTTCTTAGCTCACTAAGTCTGGTCTGAAAGCCGTCAAGACTATTGACCGTTTGTTCTACTTCCTGTCCTTCGACTTTTATCTTATAGGAGAATACTGTTTCTTTAGCCATATATTAAGAAATATCTTTTTTCCTTTTTTTATTAACAAGTACCATCTTCAGCTAAGATAGTTGGTGGGGTATTACAATCAAAGAAGACATCAAGGAAATCAAAGTATCCAGGACCAGAACCTGTTATATTCTGGCAAGTACATGTTCCATTACTATCACAGAAGGTTATTTTTTGTCCTGATACTCCAGCTGAATATGATACTCTAAAATCTACCGTACCTGTTATTGTCGAACATAGATTAGTACCATTACCAGGCTCATTAGGCATCACGCCCCCAATCACAGTAGTAGGACTACCATCTACATCGACACCAGTTATATCTACATCGAGTGAAGCGTTGGTGAGAATATCAATTTGGCAACAAGATATAGTTGAAGTCGGTGAGTAAGTCGGGGTGGCGGTATTAGTGGCAGTTGCTGTATTTGTTATAGTCGGAGTGAAAGATGGAGTATTTGTCTGTGTTGTTGTATTGGTCGGAGTGCTCGTCATAGTTTGAGTAATACTCGGAGTTGGGGTGATAGGACAACAATTACCACTGAAAGTTAAACTTGTTATAGTTCCAGCATCTACGGTAAATGAATTGATGTCTGCCCCACCTCCGAGACATTCTGAGGTCTGAATGAAAGGAACACCAGCGTCAACCCCTGCCGATTTAGCTCCACCTGTGCATTGTCTCCATCTAATAATTGTGGTTGTATCAGTTATTGCAGTAAATGCTGCAGCACAATTTTCACAGAATGGAGTTGTCGTTGGGGTGATTGTTGGCGTTCTCGTGATAGTCGGAGTGTTTGTAGTTGTGGTTTGAGGTGTCCTTGTCGGAGTGCTCGTGTTGGTAGGACTAATTACTGGTGTCCTTGTCGGAGTGTTTGTAGTTGTATTAGTTGGCGTCATCGTCGGAGTCCTTGTGGGAGTTTCAGGTATTGTTCTTGTCGGAGTCATCGTCGGAGTCCTTGTCGGAGTTCCGGTGGAGGTCATAGTCGGAGTGTTCGTAGGACAATTAGTCAACGAAGGAGTAATCGTGGGTGAATTACTTGGTGTATTAGATGGGGTTTGTGATACTGATATTCTCATAAATAATTCTATCTAATTTATAGTGGTATGCAGCTTCCACCAGAACAAATATATATTCCAAGTATTTCACCTGTTCCATCTATGTCTGCTATAAGGAAAGGCCCAGTATTAGTATCTGTTGAGATATTCGAGTATGCTATATAGCCACTCTGTCCTGCGTATCCGTAAATAAAATCCCCTATTGTAAGACCAGCATAGTTTTGAGTTGCACAATTTGTAGTCTGTATCAAGTAATTATCATTACAATAATCACTACAAGTTGCCCTAACTGCTCCGTGTGTATAAATTGTATAAGGACAGTCAGTAGTAGATGTGGGCGTCATCGATGGGGTAAGAGGTATGGTGGATGTATTGGTTGGCGTCATCGTTATAGTTGGGGTTATCGTCGGTGAAGCAGTTACGGTTGGAGTTATTAGTATGGGGTCGCAATCAACAGCAAACCCATTACTATCAACCTTTATGATATTAGACGCTAATACCCCATCGTAAGATTGAAAATCACCACCGATAAAAATATAACCATTATCAATAGTATTTCCCGTTATCATATAAATGTGTTGTATAAGGTCATTTGGGACAGGTTCAAATACCCCATCATTCCAAGAAGTATCCAAAGAACCATTATTGTTTAATCTTATAACCTGATTTACAGGTGTTCCATTCCAAGAGGTAAAGAAACCACTTATGATATACTTTGAACCTTGTAGTTCAACCTCGAAAATATAGTTGTTAGAACCAGTACCAGCTCCGTTGAAAGTTGCGTCTTCCGTTCCATTAGCATTTATTCTTCTTATATCCCTTAATGTTGCTACGCCTCCGTTATATGTTGAAAAATCACCAACAATAATCAACTTTCCATCAGGTTGAACTTGAAAGTCAGCTACGTTGTTATTCACACCGACACCTGATGTATTGAAGGGGTCAGCAGCGGCATAAGTACCATTAGCATTTAATTTAACAATACCTCTTCTACCAAGATGAGTAAAATTACCACAGAGGTATAAAGTCCCGTCGGGGTTGATATAAACTTTGGAAGCTAAAGTACCTGAACCAGGTATTTCATTATTACTAAATGTTCCATCCAAAGAACCATCTGTGTTTAATCTGAAAAGAACACCAACAGATGTTCCACTATAGAAATTATTACCAGTTCCACAAACTAAAATCTTACCGTCAGATTGAACTAAAGCATAGAATAATTGTCTTGTTGAACCAGTCCCGACGATAAATGAAGTATCTAATGTTCCATCATAATTGATACGAGTAATTCTATTTCTTGATACTCCACTATATTGAGTATAATTACCTACCACAACATATTTTCCATCAGGTTGTTGTGCAAACTCTACTGTATTACCAACCCCTATAGGAGTAAAACCATTTCCAGGATTAAAGCTTGTATCAACTTGACCGTCTGTAAAAGAACGAACCATAGTTGTTCTCGCTACTCCGTTGAAAGATGTAAACATTCCCAATACCATAATTTTACTTGGGTCAAAAACATCTTGTAAAATGGTATCAACATAGTTATTAGCGCCTACCCCTGAAAAACAAATACCAGGACACTGTGTTAATGTCGGAGTCAAAGATGGAGTTAAAGATGATGTTATACTCGGGGTTGGAGTATTCGATGCTGTCTGACTGGGTGTTGGAGGAAAAGGCATGTTAATAATTTTGTTGAACTATATCAAAAGCGGTTCTACCCGTACAATTGCAGTTATCATATACAGCTACACCCGATGAAGTGTATCCACTACCTATAAATACTTGTTCGTAGTCATAATTTCCATTAGGTGTTCCTTCAACTACTTGGAAACAACCTATTGAAGTATATGCTGTCGTAGCACCCGTGAAGATATTCACATAGTTTCCAACATAAGCATACATATTGTAGTTTAAGTCAGAAGTAGTGTGATAGTCAGTTCCACCTGTGCAGCTTATTAAGTCGAAGTATTTTACGGGGTGTGGTGTATAGTCTTTTGTAAGTTTTATCAGCTCGATATTACATAGACTTGGTTCAGTCAAATTATATCCACTTATCTTATTTATTCTCCAATAAGAGTTCCTGATGAGTATCTTTTCATTAAACTCGAGGTCGGCTATTTCGTATGGGGTTAGATATATCTTAGCCTGTAATAGTTTGTTCTCAGGTGATATAATATCTGATACATAGTCATAGTAGTAGATATCATATAAGTCCTGTTGAGAAGGAAAGTCAAATTCATCAGGGTCATAGTTATCTGAAGACTTCCAATTGATATAGTGAGAAAAGCCTGTATATGAGAAAGGGTAGGTCGTAAATCTGTTATTGGAAGTCCATCTATCGAAAGATGTTATATTCTGTTGTCTATACTGTGCAGCATACCATATAGAAAGTGGGGTAGCTCCGCTTTGTTGAGTATCCCCGTAGTTATCATTTGGTAGTGTTGCTCCTCTAAATATCATCTTTGGTAAGTTCTTGATAGGCTTAAAAGTCTGATAAGTAAGACCACTCAAATTAACAACTCCAATAGAAGATAAGTTTGGTTGTGTTATCTGGCTTATTTGATTAGCATTTACCGTCAAGTCAATACAAGGTGAGAAGAGTGAATCGAATACTATTGACTGGTCTTTATAATCTTGGTTAAGTTGTACTATATCAGTACCGAATGTCCTATTGTTCTTTGTTCTAAACTGCTGATTGGTATAGTCTTGGTCTTCTCTCAAGTTATAGCTAAGACTACCATTAAGAATATTGGTCGTAGGAAAAATATTCATAGGTGAATCCCAGTCTATTTGAGCAGTCCAATCAAGCACTCTTCCTTTACCGATATAGTCAATAACAGGCTCAACAACTATTGTATTAGGCTTTGTCTTATGAGGAACACAGACAAGGTTAAAAGCTTTATTTACTGAAGTGATAAAGTCTATTTGTTTGTATTCGGTATTGGTAAATTCAAGCGCATAGTCTATAGTGGTACCTGTTGTTAGAAATGGTATAACTGATTCGAAGGTCAAAGTTATTGAATTAACCTTGAAAGACCCTCTACCCCTAATATAAAGTTCATAAGGGTTGATAGCAGATGTTATGTTAATAATTGCGGGGTCTGAGGTAAATACTCTATTTATTGGAGCACCTGTTAAGTTTTCTATTCTCCAAGCACCAAATTGTCCCGATATATCTGCACTACTTACAGAACATGTAGCGGATACTGTTATGTTCCAAGAAACACTTACTCTATATTGACCTAAAAGATTTGTTGGAAAAACAATACTTCTTCCACTCGTACTTAAATTAAAATTATTACATGTTATACCACTACCAGGGTTTAAGTTAGTGAAAGTAGATGGAGAACAAGTATTCACGGTATATCCACTATT